GGAGCATATTCTCCCGCCAAACTCCTACTATAGTTGCCAAGGTGCTGTTTCCGTGCCGCAGCATATATTTTCTTGGTTTTAGCGAGAGATTCCCTTTTGTTTTTTATTTTTAGCATAAAATCCATCGGGTCTTTAGCTGCTATACCTGTTTTCGTGAAAATTTCCCGTGCCGTTAATGCACCGAATGTAAGACCTTCAAGAACACCAGAACCGGCACCCATCATCATACCCATAACACTATCTTCGTTAAAACCAGTCCCTCGTAGATTACTCTGTCTATTAATGATACCCATAATAGCATCAAATATAGTCAGTGCGGCAGTGCCTACAACTGGTATAAACTTACCGATTTTCGCCAGTTTCGCTATCTTGCTGGTGCCCGCAAGGTCGTCGATAGGGGGTTTCACACCTGCCCCGTCTACTGGAGGAACCGTGGGGGGAACCTTCAACGCCGCCTTCACCTTGGCTTTCTCAACTACCGCTTCAGCTTTTACTCGTTTTATCTCATCTTGCAGTTCTGCAATTTTCTTGTTATTCTCGCGCACCGCCGTTTCGCGGGCGGCGTTAGTTTTTGCATCAACCTCTTTTGCTAGTTTCCTTTGTGCGTCAACTTTTTTCCGTTCAGCTTCAAGATCGGCTTGTTTAGCATCAAGTTCGACTTGTTTAGCATCGATCTTGCCTTGCATTTCTTTTCTTACTTTAGCATCTGTCTCTGATCCCACCGCCGCTTTGTCTGCTTTAAGTTGATTTACTTGTTTGTCAAAAACTATTTTTTGATTAGCCAACCTTTTCTCAAGTACCTTGACGTTCTTGGCACTCTCTCGTACCCTTGCGTTGGCGTCTTTCGTTACTCTTTTATTCTCTGCTTCAAGGTCCGTTACTTGAGTTTTTAATGCTCTTACTTTTTTGTCAAATTCCAACTGTGCCTTTTTTGCAGCGTTTTGCAATTTGGTCATTTTCGCCTTGTCAGCATCGCTAATTTTGAGTGGTGCTGTCGGCTTGCTTCCCATGAGCGAACGCAATCCTAACCCTGCTATTGCTGCTGTAACAGCAGTGCCAATAATACCACCAAGACCACTCAATGCTGCTGTTACCGCAGAACCGATACCACTTATTAATTTCCCCAAAAGGGCAAGTAACCCAGATTTCTTATCTACTTTCTTTTCTTTTCCTAAATCTCGTGTATTCTCTTCAATCTGTTCTAGGATATCATTGCGCTGTTCCGTCTCTGCGATTGCTTCACGCTTCTCTTCAGTTGCTTCCGCGCCCTCATCTTTGCCACCCTTACCAAGACCCTTACCACCCATCATTGCCGATGACATATCCGACAATTTTTTATCCTGATTCTTTACAAATTTACCAGTTTTCACATCGCGTTTAAGTAATCCATCATCTTTCACATTAGCATCGCCTTTTTGCGCGTCTGCTACATCTCTCTGTTTTCGCAATAAATCTATTTCGGATTCATCTAAACCCAATTTCTCTTGCATGAGTTTCGATTCATTCTGTAGTGCTATTGATCGTGCTTTTTCCGTTTTTACTAATTTTTGCCTCTCTTTAAGCATTTTGGGCGTTATACCCATCGACTCCATAAATGCCTTTTCACCCTTTTTGATAGTTTTCGCGTCTCGACGTTGTTTTGAAAGCGGATTTATTGCCCTTGTAATTGCACCTGCTGTTTTCATTCCGGGTATTCTAAAAAATTTCTTGAATTCTTTAAGACCCGAAAGGTCTTCTTTCAATGCCCCACGAATTGTATTATCTTTTTTCGAATTTGAGATTTGAACCGATGTTAACTTTGAAAGTGCTACCGTTGCCACACTTAAATCTTTTTGAACTTGGTCCCGCTTCTCTTGATCTGCATCTGATTTAGACGCAGAACCAGAACGAACCTGTCCTGTAGCGGCGTCCTTCGAAATAGGTTGGTTTTTTTCTTTTTGGGTTGCCATAAGAGGTATTCCTTATTTCTTCGGTGGTGCTTTTTTAGACATTGCTTGTGCGCCAAAGAATGCTGCAACAATACCAGCAACGGCAATGAAGTATACCCCTGCCATATCACCTAGAATCTTTGCTGCTGTATCTATACCGCACACAACTGATATAACAACACATGCGGGGTACAATAACATTCCTGTTAGTGCGAACCATGCCATGTTACGTTGGGCATCACGCATTGCATCTGCGTCTTCTAGTTCTTTACGTTTGAACTCCAAGAACATTTGCTCTTCTTCTTTGGATACCTTACCATCACCATTCGTATCTGCTGGGTGATGACCTGATGCTTTGATTTCTTCCTCTGCCATAACTTTCCCCTATTTTTTTGATTGTTCTTTTAACCTTTCAATTTCTTCTTCCATCTGATTCGATAGCATACCCATATAAATTTCACGCTCCCACGGAACTAAATCTTCGAAGTCTTTTAGTGACCACCCGTTATTTTGAACCATAGTAAAGCATGTTTCATAGTAAAGTTTTAATGAACTATACCCCATGCTTAGATAAAAAAATCTCCCAGACCCTCCAATAAAATCTCACATTTCTTCTTGGTTACAGGATTTGTAACCTCTACAACGTGCCTCATTTTGGGCATGGTTTCGAAAAATTTCTGAATCTTTTCAACTTGTTCTGTATTCAAGGTATCGACAAAATTTGCAACCTCATCGTCTGACATATCAATACGATTATGAAAATCATCACCTTGTGTGATACCAGAAATACAATTTCCAATCATCGAAAATATTCTATCTGTTTCTGCCATATCCTCGTCTTCAACTAGTGTATCCGATACCACTGGATATCTCATGTGTAGAATAAAATTATCTGCGATTTCAAATTCAGTCTCATGTCCTACAGATAATTGAACTTCTACATCATCTAGGTTTAATTTATAATCAACTCTTGTCTCATTATCATCAGTACATAGAAGGTCAAGTTCAATATTCTCACCTACGGACTTAGAACGAATTTTGAGGAAACAATATTCTAAATCAAATATTGGTGTTTCTGGAGTACCAACTTTACCAAATGTGCAGTTGTTCACAATCTGCATAACGGCATTATTAATGCTCTTTTCAGTTCCTTCCTCTAGACCCAAGTAGAGTATCTTTTCTTCTTTAACCAAAAATGGTCTGAATTTAATTGTCTCCTGCGCTGATGGTACTGTCAACTCAAATTCTTGTATAATTAATTGTGGCATTGCCATGATATAATTTCTCCTTTATCATTATAATTTTCGCAAAACTGCTGGTATATTTTTTGTTATATTAGTGGTAATTGAATCACCAATACCGCCTAGTATTTTATCAAACAATCCTTTACCGCCGCCCCTATCATCTAATATAGTCCAGTAACGAAATGCTAAACCAACTTGGATTTTCATAACCTCTGATGCTGGAGCATAACTTAACTCAATTGCATTGATATTTTTGGGAAATGCTTCCCATAATTTTATACCGTACCTTTTGTTGTTCTGTTGGTCAATAATAAAAATCTCAACAGAACCAATGTATTCATTATAGTAACCTATATTCCAAGTCTTTTCATTGAATGCCATTTTTTGCCAACCCTCAAAGAATGTTCTTTCAGCGAGATCAGAACTTGCTTGGAATGTCATGTTTACTTCTTCAGCGTATTGAACGCCATCAACAACATCTCGCGTTGGACCGTTAATGTTTACGTCTGTAGAAGTCTGGACGGTTATACCCGGCATAGAAATGCTTTCGCACCGCAATATTAATTTTTCTGCGCCCTTGGATGTAGTGCTTACTCCACCCTGTAAATTTGCTGGATTTGCGAGAGTTGATGCTGGATGGAAAAAATGAACCTCATATCTACTAGGTAAAGCATATCCATCATCACTGTTGAACATTGATACGAAATTGTTTAATGCACCTATTACTGTGCTTTCTAAAAATGACATCAGATCATACTCCTTGAATCTTTCCACACCTCAGACGCAGATGCTTTCTTAAATCTTTGCACAGGTAATAGAACGGCAATCGTCCACTCATCAGCATCAATCCTGCGAAACTGTGATTTGGTGTGCCCTGCCAAATAGCGTTTCAGTGCTGGTTTGATTATTGGTATATTCTTCAATTTGCTATAGTCTACCTTCATCACTGTCGATTCATCAAACTTTGTATTCTGTGTAAAATCTACTAGACGGTCTAGCAGATTAATTCGTAGAGGGATAGGTAAGTAGTGAAAGTTAATACCCAGAAACCCATCGTTGTAACGCTCTATCGGTAGAACCAAAGGGAATGTATCGTAATATGGTAACTTCTTCTTGTGCTTGGGGTCATAGAAGAACATGTTCATCTTACCAAAATAAGGTGTTGCTCCCCTTTTGCCATCGCGTATTAAATCCATCGCGCCGGGTTGACCAAACTCTTTAATTTTTTCTCTATACCAAGCAGTAGAACGAGGTCTTCCCTTTGACTCATCCTTGACTGCTTGTATGTATTTGCTAACTGCCATATACCTATTTATACGTTATACCCAAATCATCTTCAGTCATAATCTTGAATATCATACCATTATCTTTACACCATTCGACAGCGTGTTTCCATTTTGCCTCATTTACACCCCATGTTCGCACCTCACTGATAAATCTACGGGTCTTACGTTTGGGGGTCTTGGGTGGTGAGCATTGAACCTTGGGTTTAACTTCAATAATCATCCTCTTCATAGACCCATCTGCCTGTCTAACTTTAATGTAGAAATCTGGAAAGTAACGATGAATACGACCATCTAGGGGGGATAAATAAGGTATAATAACCTCTTCACTACCCCATTCAATTATAGAGGGACTTGTATCGCAATAGACCATAAACTTTCGTTCCCATAATGAACGATAGATTATGTTCTTAGCATCACCTCTATATTTAGAGGGTTTCTTTGGTATGTAACGACCTTTATAGGACATGGCTTATAAATAGTTTGAACATAAGGATATTTAGACATGGCACTTAAAGACGCTTTCGTAAACATAGCATCAGCACAGGCAGGAAAAATTGCTAGTGGTTTTGTGGGTGGTATAGTAGGTGGTATATTTGGTTCCAACCGACCTAAAGTTCGTGGGAAAACTGGCACGGGACCAACCCAATCAAAATTCAGCACAAAAATGTTGATGTATCCATCAGATGTTGCCGAAGACGAAATGCAGGGACACTATATCATGTTTAGCGCAAGGGTAGCAGACCCCGGTAAATTAGCCAAGGACAAAACCAAAGCAAACGCGTTTGCCGCGCTTGCA